TCTAAAGAAGCCGCCTGGATTTCGTTGAGGCATGTAGTAATCTTCCCATTGATGCTTTGCACTCAGCCTTAGTCTTTTTCTATTTTTTTCAGCGTCATTATAGGCGGCCATAGATTCATTATATTTCTTCATCGCTTCTTGTCTTTCAGGAGTAGCTTCATAGGCCTCTCTACTATATGCCGGATTTTTTGAAAAATCGCTCTTATTGTAATAATCATCAAGAGACATAGCTCCACTGTCTACATTTTGTCTACGATGAGCTGTCGTACCATTCTTCATCGCGTCAGAATTATCTACATAAAACTTTCTATCGTCAGCGTCTACTTTTTCTCTCATCCATGCGTCATAACCGTCTTGCAGCTCAGTAGGCTTCTGTGGCAAAGTAGAGTCAGAAATATCTTGCCACTTTCCATTTATATAAGCATGTCTACCACCGCCTTTCGACCTACCTATATTATTCCTAAAACTGTTAAATCTAGTATCAAGATTATTCTCAATAGCATATGCTTCCCAATCTCGTTTCCTCTGCTTAACCAGAGCATCTCTTGCTCTCTGAGACAAAGGACCTCGTTGAGTTCCATAGCGATTACTAGGTGAACCTGGAGCGCCACTGGTAGGATTACCTTGAGTAGAAGGTGTAGAACCCTGAGTAACAATAGTTGGTGCTTCAGATGAAGTAGCTGCGTCTGTAGATGCTAGTATTTCTGGAGGTACAGGAGGAGGTGTTGGTTGAGTCTGAGTCTGAGTCTGGGCCGGATCTTCTAATATAGCTGGCGGAATAGCTGCTCCAGTGGGTGTTGTTTCAAATGGCTTTTCATAAGCATTAATAGCAGTATCAACTTTTGCTTGTTTTTCAGCAAAAGCTGCTCTCGCTGCTTCATGTGCTCTATTCTGTCTTGAATCGGTTCGTGTTGCAGGTGTCGACGGTTCAGCTCTTATTGCTGTTGCTGCTGTTTTAGCAGCTGTTGCGTCACCAGGGTGCGGAGCATGACCAGACGTGGGAAATGAGCCTGAACCACTCGGCGGTCTAGGAGGTGCTGTAGGTCCAACAGGATGAGGCTGACTAGTCTGAGGTCTAATGTTTTGCCCGGGAGCAGGAGATGTAACAGGAGGATTGAGCATATTATTGAGTTGTTCAGCACCTGTACCCTTAAATGATTTTGTTGCACTATCCCAAGTGATACCTGAGTTTCTTTTTAGTGAAGGTAAACCACTTGCACTACTCATTGTAGCTATACGATCAAATGCAGCTTTATCTCTTTGCTGCAACATAATCAGTGCTTTATACATCTCATTCATTAAATCTCTCCTTGCTTTGGTGCACTTTCTTCACCAATTACGTTCCATAATGCATATCGCATAGCAGGTAAAAGGTCAGGATGAAATGTCTTCATGTCTACTTCAGGATATACCTGACCATTAGGTCCACGTTTAAGAATTGTCTTCTCACATTCTTTGACTGTTTTTCCATCTTGAATAAGTAACAGGTTCCCTGTTCTCAGAAGATCACGTATTTTATCAAACATCAGTGTCTTACTGGTCTTATGTGCATTCTGTATATTAAGACGAATATCAGGATGGGCTTCAAGACGTATGTTCATGTTAAAATGATCAGACACTTTTTGGTCATTGTCGTCAGCGTCCCAAAGTATCCGTTTGTTCGCTTCTTTCGCTCCCAAAGTCGGAAAAAACTCAAGAGCTTTTGACCAAGCATGTTTGACTTGACCTTCGAGATACTGTAACTGGGAGATTGTTCTATCTTTTATATCTAAACGACTAAACTTATCTTCATGAAAAACATAGCCGCGGCGACCGGCAGTATCCCAAGCAATACCAATGAGAGCATCACTATCAGATACGCCATAGTCAATGCCAAATAAAACCATGTCAATATTATAGTTAGGCACAGCTTCTCTAGGATTATAAGTATGGAACTCAGGATACAGAAGTAGATCTTCATCATATATCCATTCACCTCCATATTCACGTCGAGCATAGACAGATGTCATATCAAGACCCAATTCGGCAAGTTCGTCATTGACATATTTTTCTTTTAAAGCCGGGTCTACAGGGAATGGATTTTCTTTATATGTCCAAAAGAAGTGAGGTACTTCCCAAGTCTTCCACGCATGTTCACCATACGTACCTTTGATACGTGGAGGGGTGCCCGCGCAAAGGAATTTGTATTCAGTTGCGTAATCCATTTGCATAGGACGAAGAACTTCTTTGATCAAATAATCAAGGAGATTATCTTTCAGAGCAAAAAATTCATCAACGACTATGACTTTAGCTCCAAACCCTAGAATCTTATCAGGGTCTTGAGTATTAGACAAACCACAAATATGTATACGACTACCATTATCGAGTCGTTTCCAATTAAGACGTTTTCCACGTTTATCTCTCAACTTACATTTATCGATTATCTTATTGGCTGCAGCTTCGAAGATATACTCTGTGTTTTCCATCGTGTTGTGCGTCACTGTGTAATCAGCCAATAAACATCTCCCAGAACCATCAAGAACAAAGCCACTATATGGACCTTCTTCTAATGGTATTATATCAAAACTAAAACCATAGTCCTTATAACCTATCGAAAAATTATCATTAGTTTGTTTACGTAAAACTTTACAAGGTATTGTAGACAATAGACCTGACAACTTAACTTGATAATATGTACACACTCCTTTAACAGGCAATTCTCTATACGAGGTATACAAATGAGTACCAAAACCTAAAGATTGAGCAAGTTCGATAAAATCATCGACTAATATTTTATTTGAATTATCAAAATATAACGATTTATTTGAAACAAAACCATCACTATCTATCAAACCAGCTAACAACTGTAATCTATTATCAACGCTGTCTACTTTATACTCTTGAGGTATATGCTTGTTGCAAATAAGATCAAGATCTCTCATATTTTTAGCTAGCTTGTTATACGTACTGTCACCTTTAACAAAATTAACTACATTAACATAACTACCTGATTGTTTACGTTGTGTTATCGTAATATTTTTATATGACACAGCCCAGTCTAATAACTCTATTTCATCTTTACCTATAAAGATACGCGGAGAATGCTTGTCTCCATCACCTAACCATAGACCAAGCCAATACGGATCAATATTATGAAACTGCTCTTTAAACTGTATTTGCTCACGATATAATTTAAAAGCTTCTCGGACAATAAGTGGTAATAACATAAACTTATCTAAAGGTATGTCATACACCTTACCTAGTTCATACAGCTCTGACCAGTTAGAACCGTATTTATCTAAATTTTTTGCACAACGTACAGTTAAAATATGTTTAGAGTTACATTCAAACTCTATATCACCATGACGAGATTTAATAAGATACATTTGATCTGAGCCAGAAGCTAAACTAAGAACTCTTTGTGGTTCAGAATTATCATCCATCATTAAATCGCCGACCTGTATAGAATCAGCTCTTACTAATGAACCATCATATTTACGAAGTAAAGTATCGGGAGACCAACACTGCCCTATATAGATAACAGTCGTATTCGGTATCCTCAAAGCTTCAATTATACAAGCTGCTGAAAGTAAATGCGATTTTCCTGCGCGCCTAGAACAGCAAATGATACGTGTACCAGATCCTGAGTTTAATACCTCAAGTTGCTTATCAAACAACGTGTGTATAATCTGATATACATTGTAAGCATTATCATAGTCAAGATCGACGACTTTTGATTCACCAGGACGTCCATCAACACGGTCCATGAGATAAATCAACATACGTGTATCACCACGTGTAACAGCTCTCTGATAAGCTGTCCTAATCAGATGATCTTTCTTTCTCTCACCGTCTTTAAAAGCTGAGTAGGCAAACTCATTTACCTTATCTAACATCTTCTGAGCATAGTCAACTCGCTCTTTAAGAAGTTGAGCCATGTTACGGTTGATACTATACTTACCATTTGTAGTCTGAACTAAACCCTCTAAAGATCCAGACGACTGAATCTCTAACCACTGTTGAAGCGATGCTTCAGCTTCTTTGATTGCTTTATCAGGGTTCTTCTGAACATATTGCTGCAGAGTCATCCCAGCTGCTTGAGATTTTGAATAGATAGAATCAACATCAGGTGCAATCATCATCGGCTGTTCATAACCGTCGACTTCACCTTCAAGGAACGCTTTGACAGTCGCTGTCAGAGATTGATCTATTATATAATCATCATCATTGTCATCATAGACACGTATATCATCAGACACAGACGTTTACACCTTCCACATCTTTCAGTATAGAGATAAGCTGGCTGACCTTATCTTTGCTCACTTCAATACTAATAACAACTTTACTAGACTCAAGAACATCTTTAGCTTTAATATTCACAGGTGCTATAGCTTTAGTCACTATAGGCGCCTTATAACCAGTATTGATAACTGGAGCTGCAAACTTCTTGACTCCTACTTTACTGACTTTGCCACAAGTACTCATCATCTGCAAACAAGCTTTGATTGCTTCTTCCTCAGTATCAGCAATAAATAAATTAAACGGAAACTGCTGCTCTATGATAGAAGGATCTTTAGTAGATAGATATTCAAGTGCAGCTTTGCGGCCATGACCATCAAGAATCTTTAAACTCTTGTCATCAGGTTTACACCAGATTGAGAGAGGCTGAAGTAGCCCATCTTGCTGTAGACTCTGAGCCAGGTCTTTGATATCCTGATCAGTTCGCTTCTTGCTTTCCCCCTGGAACGCAACCATCTCAATAAGTAACGCCTGGTACCCAGTGTCACTGCACTTTATTTCTATCATCATCTATCTCCTGAATAATTTCTTTAAAGATATCAAGCACCGCTTTGTTCTCTAAAAAAACAGCTTTTAAACCTTCTTTATTTGAAGCCAGTTGTACTAGCTCATAAGATACTTTATTAGAGATATAAGGAAGTAAA